CTAATCTGTCGCCGACCCGGCAATAATTGTCAGTTTTTGTAAATCAGGAATGTAGATGCTGAACAGAAATATGCCCCACCATTCCTTCCCCGCCGTGAAATAATCTGACACCTTGTCCAGTGATGGATTGGTCCAGTCGAAAATAGTCGCGGCGTGCGCTTTTGGCAGAATAGCTTCACGAATATCGTCAAACCTGCTTTGGATTTCAACAGGTGTGCCAGCCAAGCCATAAGGGGGATTGAGATAAGCATAGGCAAATTGCCCGCCAGCGCCCACTTCCACACCCGGACCACCGCTCGATGCTACCTGAAGGTTCTCAAGCGACACCAGCTTGGGATTGCTGAGGTTCTGACCGCCAACCGTCGTGACGCTGCCAAGCTTAATCAGGCCGCCGTCTGCCGGATCATACCAGTCGCCAAAAAACTGGCCCAATGATATTTGGCGCCCCTTCAGCTTTGCAAATGCGCTTTCGTTGAGACTGCCCGTGTTGGCAAGTCCGTCATGGATCGCCGCCATGGAATCGCTCTCCCCATCTTGCGCGCCATCATATACGATGAACTGCAAGACGCCGCCCATTTGGTAATATGGTTTGAAGACCTCCATGGCTTCATCGTCAGCCACGCGTAAACTGGGGGACCGGGTCGTATTTCCGGCGCATGAACTATCAGGCAAGAATTGAGCACTCGCTATAGACGCCACTGCTTTAAGTAATAATCGTCTGTCCAAAGCCTTGCCCCAATCTCATGACGTCAACAATACGCCGTCACAGCATTTCAGGCAATGAATACCGGCACGCCTACACCAACCCCATACTCAATAACGACCCGTACCCCCAGACCTGCGATTTCTGCGCAATCTCGACCCGCGCATCCGCCCCGAAACCGGATGGAAAATCCGCCGCCCGCTCGGCATACAGCCATTCCGGCGTGCTCACCTCAACCTCGCGCACCAGGTCATCGCCATCCCACACCTGCACACGATAAAGCTCATAGTCCTCGCACAGGGGCGGCTCGGCTTCCCAGCTATCGCCGCCATAGCGCGGTGACCGCAGCCAGCTTACTGTGTCCGTCGACATCCGGCCGAAGACCGGCGCGCGCGGCCGCAGGGCCAAACCCGTCCAGGTCACGGTCACATCCAGGGCGCCCATCGCTGCACCGCCAGAACCCGTCCGGCCCGTCCGCCACAGCCGCGACAGGCCAAGTTCCTCCAGCGCCATCTCCGCCCGCACAAAGCCCGGCGGCAGGCGCACCACCTCCGCCCCCGCGCCCATTCCGGCCAGCAGGGCCTGCTCGGTGCCCCACTGCCCACGGATCAGCCCGCTCAGGCGATACTGATCGACGCCCAAAACCGTCGCAGTCAGATACTGGACGATCTCCCATTCGCCATTATCCGCCTGAACGCACAGACAGTTCTCCCCGGCCAGCACCTCTTCCAGGCTGCGGCTCACGGGCGCCGTCCCTTCAAGATAGATATCCAGCACCGCCCCCTCATGCAGGTAATGCGCCCGCTGCACCGGCAAGGCCGCCAGCACCCGACCGACCGATGCCGCCTCAACCACCCGTCCGCGCAACCGCAATGAAGCCGCACTCGTCCCGGCATAGACATCCGCCCCCGCCCACGGATCGGCGGAGGGTACCAGCACTGGCCGCGCATTCGCCTCATCCGTGCCGAAGCATGGCAGTTCCAGCAGCCGGAAGCCGGTCATGATCGACCCCGCCACCACCGCGCTGACCGATCCCGCCGCCGACGGATCGGCACTGACAGAGCGGCGCGTCTCCGGCGCTGGTTCAAGCGTGACGGTTGGGGTCTCGCCCTGGTCGACATGGCTCAGGCGATAGTTCGCACTACCAAAAGCCACGCCATCGCCGGTTTCCAGTTCCAGCAGGCGCAACGGATCGACATCGAGCGTCAGGCTCTGATTGACACTCTGTACTGCCCGCAGGCTATATCCCGCATAATCCATGGCCTGCGCCGCACTCAAGACCAGCGGTAAGTCGACCGAGGCTTGCGACGCCCCCGCCTCATCGCCGCGCACCGTTACCGCCAATAACTGGTAATCACGATCAACATCGTAACAGCGCAGGGTCAGGCTGGCCGGCGGCACCACCAGATCACGGCGCGCCATCACCGGATTCTGGTCATTATAGGCTAGGTCGCCGGCCAGCAGCGCGGTACCTACCCCATGCGCCGAGCCGATCAGCTTCAGGCCCTCCCCGCGTTCTGCCACGCTCAGTCCCAGATAACTCAGCACCGGCGACAGGGCATCAGCCGCCGTCATCGGCTGTTCGATGACATAGCCGTCGATCGCACCCGTCACCTCGTCGAGATCAAGTGCCGTCACCCCTGCCTGGGCGGCGATATCTGCGATCAGATTTCGCGCCTCCCCCACGCCCACTCGCCCATTCAGCCAGTGACCGGTACGCCAGTTGGCCGTATCGCCCCACACATCATCGCGTTGCGGAAAATACGGATAGGGCCTTGCGTCCCAACACCACACCGCCATACCTTCCAGCATCGGCCCGCCATAGACCGTGCTGACCGGATTATGCGCCGCATAATGCTGCATATAGGCGCCAAGATACGCCCGCTGCGCCCGATCATCACGCGCGCCGCTTGAGAACGGCGGCACGGCGCTTTCCGAGCTTTTCGGATCGAGAAACAGGTTTGGCGCGTTCGGCCCCTTGTCGATGGCGCCGCAGCCGATCTCAATAAAACGGATCGGCTTGGATTGCGGCACCCACGCGGTTGCCGATGCCGACCTGACGCCATTCGGCCGGTCATAATGGGCATTCGACCACCACGAAACGATGTCCTTCGGTCGGTAGATCCACGGTTCGCCATAGGCGCCATCGCTGATCGTCGAACGCATCTGAGCCACCCGATCGGCCTCGCTCGCATAATACCAGTCGAAGCCCTCGCCAGCGGTGATCCGGCCTCGCAGATAGGCGTCATCATAGATCGAGGTCGCCAGGGCGCGATCGAGATGATCGCCGCCATCGCGCCAGTCGGTCAGGGGCGCATACCAGTCGATGCCGACAAAATCTATATTGGTATCGGCCCACAGCGGATCGAGATGGAAGCTGACATGCCCCGTACCATCGGCCGGCTGATGGCCGCAATATTCCGACCAGTCGGCACCGTAGCCGATCTGCGTCTCCGGCAGAATGGCGCGCACCTCCGCCGCCAGGACACGCAAGGCGCTGACCATCGGATAGGTGTTTGTGGCGCTTCGTAAGGTTGTCAGCCCGCGCAGTTCGGAGCCGAGCACAATGCCGTCCACCCCGCCTGCCGCAGCCCCCAGACTGGCGCAATGTTTCACAAAACGCCGGAAGCCCCACGCGCCGTCCATAAAGGCGCCGACCACCGTGGCTGCTCCTGCCGTCATATCCGCAGCCGAGGTGATCCGCCCGCGCCACGGATAACCAGCGCAATCCATCAGGATAAACGGGATCAAATTTACGCTATAGCCGCGCGCCTTCAGTTCACGGATGGCATCGATCACCACCGCATCCGAAGGCGTGCCGCCATAGGCCGGGCGGCCCTCGATCTGCGACACCACATAGGCATCCTCACGCGCCACGCCATCGACTGACCATACCAGCGGCGTCGTTATCTTGTCTGATACCTCGACACCCGGCCGGATGGTGCAGGTGGCCGCATCTAGGCCGGTGCCAAACCAGCTCACCACCAGATTGACGGTTGTCACATTGGGCAATTGCGCCTGCAACTGATCGAGCGACACGATGAAATCCGTGCGCCCGTCACCCGTATGCTGGGTTTCGTAACTGGCGCGCGTCATGCCGCTCAAAACGGCGTTGGGTTCTGTCGCATAGATAAATTCCCCCGCACCGGGGATCAGGCACACGCCCTCGATCAGGGTTTCCAGATCGGCGTATTCGCCCTTCGGACGCCGGAAAACCTCGACCGAAAGATTGGGCGGGCGATTGCCGAACTGGGTGATATCGAGATCCTCGAATACCAGATAGGCCAGGCCGCGATAGGCCGGCGCCGTACCTTCCACCGCCTCGATCAACGCATCCGGTGTTTGCGTTTCCTCGCCGCGATAGAGCCGATACGCGATCACCGACTGATCGAGCAATTGCCCGTCCGCCCAGATACGGCCGATGCCATCGATCGGCCCTGCGCAAAGCCCGACCGCAAACGACAGCGAATAGCTGAAACTCTCCGTCTTGCCAGACGTCTTGCTGGCGCGGGTGGTCGAACGGTTCTCTTTCAGCCGCGCCGCCCATATGATGGTGCCCGCTACCCGCGCTCGGCCATAGACCTGTTTGACCGGATCACCCTGCGCGCTCCCGGTCAGTTGCAGACCTGTCAGCCGCGCCCCGACCTGCCGCGCCGGCGCCAGGGAATTGATCGCCGTCCGGTCGATCGCCGAACCGATCTGCGCCCCGATCCATCCCCCCACCGGCCCGCCCAGGGCCTGCCCCACCGCACTCAAAACCACCTGCGCCAAATCAAAATCCTTTCCTTATGCTCCTCCCCTGCGAAGCGGGGGAGGTGTCAGCGCGAGGCGCAAAGCGCCGGTGTCGCTGACGGAGGGGGCAAATGAGACGGCGGATACCGGAACGCCCCCACCACACATTTCCGCCAAAACGGCCCCAGCCAACTCTCGACCACCGCACGCCCCCAATAGGCATGAATGATCTTCGCCGCCGGATCACCCACGCCCTCACCGGCGCTCATAATCGCCACATGCTTGGCCACCGCGCCGGGCTTCATCCGAAACACCAACACATCCCCCGGCCGCGCCTCATCCACCGTCCCGAAATGTGCGCTCAATCCGGCAATCAACCGGTCGTCCCCGCCCACCTCCGCCCAGTCCGGACTATAGGCCGGCAGCGCGCAAGGCTCCGCGCCATAAACCGCCCGCCACACGCCTCGCACCAGGCCGATGCAGTCGCACCCCACGCCTTTCAGACTGGCCTGATGCTGATAGGGCGTGCCGATCCAGGACCGCGCCTCAGTGACGATCATCTGCCGGCGCTCTGCTGCCGCGAACCGCCATCCATCACATCGCCGCCGCGCGGATAGATCGTCAGGAAATCCTCGCCCGGCAGGTCAGGGAAGCCGCGAAAATTCAGCACGTTATCGAATATATTCAGGCAGGTGCTGTAGCGCTTGTCGCAACTGGCTGCCGCCAAGGTGCCCGTCAGTCCGCAGCGCGCATCGCCCAGGGCGGCATCGCACAGAAAACCGAACCGCCGGCCAATCACCCGATCGAGCTGCGCCGCCGGTCCTTCGATATGGGCGATAAATGATCCGCCTTCCACCACCCCGCCCCGGCATTCCAACCGCGCCAGCGTCCCCGCGCCGGTCAGCACATAGTCGGACGGATCGCGCCAATCGACCGTATAGATCCGCACCGCCGCCGAATCATAAAGCCCCGCCGCGATATCCTCAGCACTGATCGCCTCGCTGGAAATCGCGCCAGATATCGCCGCGCTGCCGGTCTCGCCGATATCCGCATTCGTCGCCCCAGCCGTCAAACCCGATTGCGCCTGACAAACGACACCGAGAAAGACCAGCGCCCGATCATGATCGGTAAAGCCGAGCGTCAAGCCATCGCGGCGCTCAATCAGCCAGACATGACAAAGCTTCGCCGCGCCCTGCGCCAGCGCAGAGGCCATAGTCTCAGAAATTATCCGCATACTTACCTTTCTCCTCCCTTGCGAGCCTCTTGGCGAAGCGGGGGAGGTGGCGGGCGAAGTCCCGCCGGAGGGGGCCTCTGCCCTAAACCCGTATCTCGATCAGCGACACCGCTGTTAGCCGCCCGGCATCGATACCTTCCAGGGTCAGATCAATCCGCTCGGAATCAAACCGCACCGGCGTATCGAATTCAAACCCGGCCGTGACCGCCTGGCCAGCCGCCGGCGCGCTGGCCAGAGTCACGATGCCCGCAGTCTCATCGACCTCAAACCCGACCTCGACACCATCCACAGCCACCTTCACCGTGCCGCTCACCGGCTTGGTAATATCGCGCGTGACGCCGCCGTAGACCTTCACCAGTTGAAACGCCGTCGTCACGCCGTCCCCCGTGCCGATCACCTGATCCGTCGCCGCCGGACCGACATTCAGCGCGCAGCTCTTGAAATCAGCGAAATCCTTGAAGCGGAAACCATAGAGCCGCCCTTCCCGCGCCTCGAAGAAGCCGAGCAATTCCGCCGCATCGACCAGCGACCTGACACCCGCCCCGATCAGATAGCGCCGGCGCCCCAGCGCCCACGGACTGCTCCGCCGCTCATAGCCCGAAGCCAGCGACACGATCTCGGTCTTGCGCTCGATCCCCGAACCCGACCCGAAGGCCAGCCGCACCGGAAACCGCACCTCATGAAAACTGGTCATCACAATCCTTTTTTTTCTTATACCTCCCCACCTTTGGTGGGGAGGGGGACCGACGCGCCCTTGCGCGTTGGTGGTGGGGGTTCTTGCTTCCCTTAAACCTGCCTCACCCCCATCCGCGCCGCGCGCTGCAAGGCCGTCGCTACCTGCGCCTCAGATCGCACCAAACCTTGCGCCCCACCCGAAACCATGACCGTCACATTGACATTGGGTGACGAACCACCGCTGTCGACCGTGCCCGAAACCGCCGGCCGGAAGACCTCTGGCCCACGCTCACCGACGACGTAACTGCCGCCCGCCCCGACAAACCCACCGTCCGCGCGCGCACCGGAAAACGACGAACTCGCCGCCGAAAACACCTGTGATAATACGCTCGCCAGTCCGCCAGAAGACGACGACACCCCCGCCGCCGAATTGACCGCTGCCAGCACCGCCGAGGCCAGTTCCTTCAGGCTGATCTTGCCGTCCGAAGCCGCCCGCGCCAATGACCGCGACAGGCTTTCGCCCGCCTTTGAAAACGCCTGGTCGATGGCATCAGCCGTCTCTGCCGCCGAGGCTTCCAGCGCCTTCAGACTGGCACCCGCCTCATCGACCTGACCGCCAAACGGATCACTCATCCGGAAACTCCCGCATTAAATCCTCCAGAGCCTGCCGGCTCAAAACCGCCATTTCCGGCGCTGCGCTCAGCATCCGCCATTCGCGCCAGCTTAAGTGCCAGAAGGCTTCCGGTGTCAGCCGCAAACCCAGCACACCATGCCGAAACAAGGCCGCCCAATCAGTCGCCATTCATCGCCTCGAATGCCTTGACCACCGCGGCGATGGCCTCGGCAAACCCGATCCCCTCCGGCAGCTCATCCATCGCTAATACGCGCATAACCACCATCAGATCCGTCGCCCCCACGGCCTTCAAACGCTCGCCCAGGGCTTCGAATCCGGACACCCCGAAGTGCCCTTCCAGCGCCGCCAGCGCGCCGAGCGTCACGCATAAGCGCACCTCAGCCCCACCCAGCGAGACCAGTACTTCACCACGCGCGGCATTACCCAAAGGCCTAGAGGGAGGCAAAGCTGACCTCCCCCGCCGACGCCAGCGTCAGGGCGAAACTGGCCTCGCCATCATGCTGGCCGGCATATTCCAGCGTCGCGATCAGGAACGGCCCCTCGAACTGAGCGAAATCCGGCACGATCACCTGCCAATCCACCTGGCTTTGCGCGAAAAACGCCTCGCGCATCAGCGCATCCGAGGCCGCATCCCGAAAAACGCCGGAGCCTGACACCGACAGCGACCGCACCCCCGCCCCGGCCAGCAGTTCACGCCAGCCGCCGGAGCCGGAATCGGTGACATCCACCGTCTTCGCGTTGAGCGACACCGTCCGCGCCCGCAGTCCCGCCACGGTCACAAAGGTCGCACCATCAGAAATCTTGAGCAGCATGTCCCTGCCCTTTTGCACAGCCATTACGGCCTCCTTTCTTATACCTCCCCGACTCGTCGGGGAGGGGGACCGCGCCGCCCTTGCGGCGTGGTGGTGGGGTTTCTTCTCCTCCCCTGCACAGCGGGGGAGGTGGCGCGCGCAGTCGCGCCGGAGGGGGCCAGCCTAGTCTGCCTCAGTCACCGCTCTCACCCTGACCAGCGCATAGGTCGTCCGCTGGTCGGCCGAGCGAAACACATCGACATATGTCACCCGCAGACTGACCAGCCCGGCCACTTCCAGCGATGCACCATCGAGCAAAACCCGCAGTTCCGCGGCCATCGCCTTGACCTCTTCCGATCCGTCGAACCGCGACACACACATCAGGTTCAGTGCCTGTTCGGTCACCTCGGCATCCACCCCGCCGATCGATTGCGCCGACACCCGCCCGAAGCTGACATAAGGGTACAAAACCCCCGTCGGCGGTTGGTCATAAACCCGCGCAGGGCTCCCCAGCCAGACGGCCAATGACGCCTGCGCGCGCAGATAGGCCAGCAACCCCGCCTGCACATTCAGAAGCGCGCTCATGCGTGAACCCTTTCCAGCCGCGCGCGTACAGAACCGTCCGCGCTCTCGTCCAGACTGACGATCCGCCAGTCGAACCCCTTGAGACTGAGCCGTCCGCCGCGCGCCAGGCCCGCCATCGAGCGACAGAGAAAATCCGCCCCCTGCACCACGGAGGCATCGCCCTCCGCCGTGCTTTCCGCAGCCGGCGTATCGGGCCGGAAATCGCCCCAGATTGTCGCGCCCGGCACCAGCGAAAACGATCGGCCGCCATAGGCGCTTTCCACCTCGGTCACGGCATAGAGCCGCGCCGGCGTCTGTAAGTCGGCAATCTTCACAGCCTCACCTCACGATATGGCGAAAGCCAGGCTTCCAGCGCGTCGGTGTCCATCACCGTCTCGCCCCGGTTCTGGTAAGCCTGCGCCACCAGATAGAGCAGGCAGAGCCGTAAGGGCACCGGGGACGCGTCATCGAGCCCTACGCCGGCCTCGCCCTCCAGCCGCGTTTTCGCCGCCGCGATCAGGGTCGTGATCAGCGTGTCCTCGGCATCATGCGACACGCGCAAAAAGAGCTTGGCCTCGTCAAGCGAGACTGGATCAGCCATTTGATTTTCCTTAGGTAATTTGATCAGGCTCAAAGCCTAAACCGGCCCGAAACACCGGGGATTATTTCCCCCTTCCCTGTACCTCCCCGGCTCTGCCGGGGAGGGGGACCGTCCGGCGAAGCTTCTTCAGCGAAGCCGGATGGTGGTGGGGGTTCTTCCTTACTGATCCTCCCCTGCTCGCGGGGGAGGTGTCGCGGCGTGAGTCCGCGACGGAGGGGGCACTAGGAAGCTGCAACCTTCAAAAGCTTAATCGCGTCAAAATTCTGCACCCCGCCGCCGACGCGCTTGGTGGTGTAGAACAGCACATAGGGCTTGGCCGAATACGGGTCGCGCAGCACCGAGATGCCGGCGCGATCGACGATCAGATAGCCCTTGGCGAAGTCACCGAAGGCCACCGAAAAGGCATTGGCCGCCACATCCGGCATGTCCTCGATCTCCTGCACCGGGTAGCCGAGCAACAGCGGCAGGCTGCCCGCGGTCATCGCCGGCTGCCAGATATAGTTGCCTTCGGCGTCCTTGAATTTGCGGATCTTCGCGGCCGTGCGGCGGTTCATCACGAAGCTGGCGCCGGGGCGATACTGCGCCTTCGGGGCATAGATCAGGTCGATCAGCGCGTCGGTCGGGTTGGTGGTGGCGAAATCGCTGGCCGCACCCGTGGCGACATAGCCGATCTGCCCCCAGGTGGCCGAGGCATTGGCCGCCGTGGTGTAGTTCAGGAAACCCTTGGGCTTAGCCGAACCGTCACCGCTGACAAAGGCCGTGGTTTCCTGGGCGGCGAAGCTGTCCTCGATCTCGGAAGCCAGCCATTCGTCGAGATTGATATAGGCGTCATCCAGCAGGTCTTGCGTCGCCGAAGGCGAGGCATAGAGATCGCCGGCCGCGAAGGTGATCAGGTCGAGCGTCGCCGGATTGGTTTCCGGGCGCGCGGCGGTTTCCGCCACCCAGCCGGAGGTGACCGAGGCGGTCGTCACCGGCTTCCTGAAGGTGGCCGCACCGACCTGGCGCACACTGGCCAGCGAACGGAAAGGCGACACCTGGGCCAGGCGGCGATCGATAAAGGTTTCCGTTTCGGTTGGCGCCAAAACGCCCAAACCGCTGGCCGACGAAATACCGGCCTTGAGTTCAATGCCCATACGGCCTGAGCGCAGATACCCGTTCCAGGCGGCCTTGGCCTCGTCCGGCTGGACCAGACGCCCCTCCTCGATCACCGGGCGCGACTTCTGGCTCATCAGACGCTGCAAACGCCCTTCAGCCGATTGCAGGGCGCTTTCGATGCGCTCCAGCTTGTCTTCCAGCAGGCCATCGCCACGCTTGGTTTCGATGGCGCTGAGGCGCTCGTCATTGGCCGCCTTGAAGGCTTCGAAATTGGCCAGCACCTCATGCAGGGCCGCACGCACCTCCGGCGAGGCCGCGGCCTGTTTCACTTCTTTCATCCATTTTCTCCAGTTGAAAATCGCCGCGCCGAGGCACAGCTTTCTTGTACCTCCCCAACTCGCTTGGGGAGGGGGACCGTCCGGCGTAGCCTCTTGGCGAAGCCGGATGGTGGTGGGGTTTCTTCTAATTCTCCTCCCCTGTAGCGAAGCGTACAGGGGAGGTGTCGAGCAAGCGGAGTGCGTCGAGACGGAGGGGGCCACTTGTCACCCTCGATGCCCCCTCCGTCAGCGACACCAGCCCTCTGGGCTTCGCGCTGCCACCTCCCCCGCTCCGCAGGGGAGGAGAAATCAAGCCGCCACACTTTCCTCATGCATCGACGTGATCCGCGCGCTCGGCAGCATGGGGAAGGTGACGATGGAAATCTCCCACAGCTCCACACTCGTCAGCACGCGCAAACTGCCTGAATCCTTGCGGCTCTTCACCGCGCGGAAACCGATGCTCAAACCATCCACCACACCGGCCTTCACCAACGAACCGACCATCCGCGCCTCGACGTTCAGATCCAGTATCCGCCCGCGCACAAATAAGCCGATGGCGTCTTCACGCAGTTCGTCCCATACCCCCACCGGCGACTTGACCTGGTGCTGGTACAGCATCCGCACGCCCTTCGGCCCCGTACTCATAAGCGTGTCACGAAATGCCCCGGCAACCACCACATCGTCATTCAGGTCGCGTAGGCCAAAGCGCGAGGCATAGCCTTCGATATAGAGGGTCATGAATATTCCCTATCAAGCTTGGTTTCGATCCGGTCGAGCGTGGCACGCTGTGCGAACGCCTGTTCTTCCAGCCGCGCCAGCCGTTCATTGACGCCGGCCTGCTGTTCAAGCCTTTGTTCCATCATGTCGAGCCTGGCCCCGGCTCTGCCCACCCAGAGCAGGACAAATGCCGTCTGTATAACAATCGTAATAACCGCCGCGACCGGCACCGCCTGCCAGAAGTTCATGCCGCCACCTCCCCCGGAATCTCAGAAAGCCCCGCCAGATGCCGCCGTTCCGCATCGGTCAGGAAGCTCGCCGCCTCCAGCCTGGCCCACAGCGCGTCACGCTCGGCCGAGAGCGCCGGCAGCGCCTCAACATCATTGACGATCCGCGTGCCCGGAAACCTGACCTCCAGCCAGGCGCTCAAACTCCGCGTCGTCTTCTCGGCCAGCGGCAGCACCGCATTGCGCCAGAAGGCGGCATTGGCCTCCTTGTAATTGGCGTAGGAATTGTCGCCCGGAATGCCCAGCAATTGCGCCGGCACACCAAAGGCCAAGGCGATCTCGCGCGCCGCGGCGTTCTTGCCCTGGATGAAATCCATGTCGGCCGGCGTCAACGACATCGGCTTCCAGTCCAGCCCGCCTTCCAATAGCAGCGGCCGCCCGGCATTATCCTGACCGGAATAGGTGTCGGCCAGTTGATCCTTCAGCCGCGCAAATTGATCCTCGGTCAGCCGTTCCGATGCCTTCGAACCATAGACCAGCGCCCCCGAAGGCCGCGCCGCATTATCGAGCAGCGCCTTGTTCCACGCGCCCGACGCATTATGCACATCGATCGAAAACGCCGCCGCTTCGAGAGGCGAAAGCCCGTACCAGTCGTCGAGCGGATGCCAGAGTTTCAGGTGCAGCACCTTAAGCCAGCCCTCGCCGTCCCGACCGATCAGGGCCTTGCCATTGCCGGTGCTGTATTCATAGGCGTCCGGCCAGCCGCCGGCGCCCGCCACCACCTTCATCCGGTCTGGCCGCAGGCTCCACAGTTCCGCCGGCACATCCGCATCGAGAAACGCCGCCTCGACATAGGCGTTACCCGCCGTCTGCAAACCGCCATAGACCGCCTCGCGCAGGTCGGCCCCGCCCTGCTCCGGATTGGGCCGGTCGATCAGTCTTTGCAGCGGATGATCCGGCGCGCGCCGCCCTTCAAATTCCACCCGCAGCGGCACCGACGCACAGGCTTCCGCGATCATCCGCACGCAGCGATAGGCGATGGCGTTCTTGGCAAAGCCTTCACTCGCCAGGGCCTGATAATTGCGCGGGGTCCAGACCGGTTTGCCCACCATGTTCATGGCAATCACCGACCCCGCCGCCGATTGCTTTTGCTCACGCCTGAAAAGGCCGCTCAGTTTCTCAAACAT